GATGTACAGCCGATGCCAAAGAGACAGGCGCGGCAACCAAGAGAAGGTCATGCTGAAGAGGGGACAAATCCTCTCTTCCAAGTACATCCTGAAGGTGGCGGGGCATATGGTGGACGAGACAATGCCCTAACAGCCTTTGTTGGGTTGTGTAGAAAGAAACGGCTGGACATTGACGCAGCTGTATCTTGGGCACTCAGTTGGAATCAGGAGTGGTGTCAACCGCCGCTCCTTGATGCTGATGTAAGAGACAAGGTGGCTCGGGCGTGGGTTACATGGGCTGAAGGTGATGAGCCAGACGCCACCCCTGATGATGGAAAGATTGATGAGCCAAAAAAGGTACGCTTCCTGACTTGGGAGGGGATGAAAGAGAAGATAGCCCAGAGTGGTGGTCTTCAGTGGCTTATAGATAAAACCATCCTGCGTGGTGGTCTTACTTTCATCTCTGCTCCTCCCGGCGGTGGAAAGAGTTGGGCAGCTGCTGATTTGGTGCGTACAGCTGCATCTGGTGGAAAATGGCTCGGGCATCTGGACATGCCCAAGTGCAAGGTGATGTACATCGATGAGGAAATGGGTGTCCAAGGCATGTTCTACCGGCTTGACTCCCTGGGAGTGGAAGAGCCAAACATTCTCTACTCAGATCTAGAGGGAATCCGGCTTGATGACCCTGTCCAAGTGAAAGAAATCACCGACATCATCAAGAGTGAAGGCATAGAACTTGTCATCATAGACACGCTCGTGCGAGTGCATAGGATGGATGAGAATGACAACAGCAAAATGAGCTTGTTGTTTCATGTCTTCACGAAGTGGCGACAGGTAGGAGCCACTGTGGTTGCCTTACACCACTTGAAAAAGGGTGAAGGTACAGGAATGGGCATGATGCGAGGCGCGGGAGATATTCCAGCACAGGCAGATTCTTGCTACAGCATCACAAAATCCGATGATGGACTCTACACCTTCAAGACTGATAAAAGCCGCTACACGGGCGAATCTGAGCACATAGACCTCACTTATGACATCTGTACCGAGAATGGGTCAACAGCCCTTGTGATGGTCTCAGATAACACCACAGAGGCAGGAGCAGAGAAAGACCTAACCCGGTTGATTCTCTCGGCACTGGAAAAAGAGCCACTTTCAACAGTGAAGGTAACTGAGGTTGTCAAGCGGCGGAAGGCTGATGTGGTGGACATGCTCGCACAGCTCGAATCAGAGCAACTCATTGAGCAATATGCTGGCATTCGTGGTGCAAAAATGTGGAGAATCAAGCCCAAATCCTTGCTCGATCAGGCACTAGAGGATGATGGATTTGAGCCAGACAATTGGTGGAAAAAGTAGGTTTTGACCTGTTCCCAACGACCTGTTCCCCTTAAGAGAATATATATGGGAACAGGTCAAATTCCCCCCTTCTCTCACACTCTCAACCCCCCTGCTCCGAAGGGTAGCAAGGGGCAGGGTATGGGACAAAGAGGAACAGGTATCTGGGTGTTGAAACTGTTCCTGTTCCGGCTACGCTTACGCTTCGCCTACACGGAACAGCATCAACAAAAACACACTTGCGAATATCTCATACGGTGTGATATGGTGGACATGAAGCCAAAGAGGTGGCTTCAGAAGGAATAAAACAAGATGGCGATTATAGGGGCATCATTTTCAGATGGTGCAATGAATCGGGAAGTACCCGAAACCGGCAGATATCTCTGCCACCTCGTAGACGTGGAGCAATTCACACACACAGTAAAAAGCACAGGAAACCAGATGCAGATGTTGCGCTGGATTTTCAACACTGTAACCAAGACCAATGCTGATGGCGAACCCTTTGTCATCACCAAACTCACATCCACCAGTTATGGTGGCGATTCGTCTTGGCTCACACAACTCCTTGACCAGATGCTTGGCAAAAGACTCACCCGTAATGAGTTCAATGCCCTTGATACTGAAGACCTCAAGAAGAAGCAGTGGGTGGTGGCTCTCACCAAAACTGTCAATGCTCGCGGCTATGATGCATACGAGGTAGACAGCGTGAAGGAGCATGTGCCTTCTGTACCGGCTAAGGCAAAACCAAAGCCCGTGAAGGTAGAAGACATCAAGGATCCATTTGATGAAGAAGAGGATGACCTCCCCTTCCTTGACTAGGTGATGGTGGGCTGGGTGTAAATCATCCAGCCCTTGAGGATTTATATGAAAAAACAACTCTCGAAACAGAAAGACCTGCTCCTTGCGGGTCAACTCTTTACAGCTGATGGCAAGGTGTATTTTGCTGACACTGGCGGTGGCATCTGGTGTGGAACTCCAGGATATGTCCCACAACCTTGGGATTTCAACAATGGAGACCCTGAAGTGGACAACCTGACCACGGCGCCCACAGAGTTTCAGATTCAGGCAACAACATGGCTTGACTGGATTACACCCATTGTCGCTGAACATGCTGAAGAAGAAGCAGCCAAACCATAGAAAGGAAAGCCCCATCAACTCTGGTGGGGCACTACACCATGCAAATCAAAGACTCGGTGGTGGTGCAAACATCAACCCGCATCCGACCACAAAAGACAGTGAAGATGGCTATGAAAGGCAGCTTCACACTAGAACAGGCAATCGTGGGCATTCTCATGGATGCTGGCGAGAACAATAAAACACTCCCCCGCAAATATGCCCTCTACCACACTGACTCCAAGACCTACTTTGACATCACCACCAACATTCTCGCAAAGCGCCTGAATCTCACTGTGGTGGCTCAGAAGGAACAAAACCCAATGGAGAAGCTCGCTGGCTATGAGTGCGAGTTTGACCACAATGACGGTGTATTGGTGGTGGATGCTTGTTATGGGCTGTTCAATGTGATGAAGACACTGGGGGGGCAGATATGATGCTCGCTATCCTCATCACTCAGGTTGTTCTGGTGCTCATGCTCCTGCCCTTCTTCTTTGCAACTGTGATGGGCATCTGGAGTGGCTACCTCGCGGACAAGAGTACAAGGGAACACTCATGAAGCACTACAGGCAGGCAGATCTACAGCCAGATGATGCAATCGAAATGTGGGAACTCAATTTCAGGCTGGGAAATGCCCTTAAATACATCGTTCGTGCAAAACATAAGCATCGGTATTCTGAAGACCTAACGAAGGCGATTTGGTACCTTATCAAAGAGGTTACGGAAAACACCGAGTATGCAGATGAGGTGAGCAGGAACATCAAAGAGCAGCTCGGATTGGAGGAATCAGAATGACTTTCTCCCAGGTGTTCGATGCTGTAACCAAGGGATATGGAATACGGCGCAAAGAGTGGTTTTCCAAGAAGGTAGTAACCCTTGGCGACAGAACCCTTGAAGTGGTTTTTGACTATGACACTGGTGAAACAGTGGTGTGGATTCCAAACATCGTAGACCTTTACGACTCTAACCCTCATGCTGTGAAGAAGCTGCGGGATGATTGGGAAATCGTGGTGGTAGACAAATGAACCAAGCAAAACTAGTGTGGATAACCCCAGAGGCAGAAAAGCACATTGCCTACTGCGCAAGAGTAAGTAATCCGGCAAATCAAGACAATCCGGAAATCGCCCGACTGCTAAAATATTGCATCAAGCACGGGCACTGGAGCATCTTTGAGATGGCTAGCATGTGTGTGGAAATCAAAACCACACGAGCCATCAGCCCACAAATCCTCCGCCATCGGTCATTCTCATTCCAGGAGTTTAGCCAGCGGTATGCAGTGGCTGAAAAACCAGATGTGCCAGAGCAGAGGTTGGCGGGACTATACAACCGCCAATCCTCTTTAGCACTCCCACACTTTGATGAGCTGAACACTGAGCAACAAACAGCACTCAGGTTGGCAGAACAATCCATCGAGGCATCACACGAGGCATACAAGGCTCTGGTGGTTTCAGGGATAGCAACAGAAACTGCCCGGGCAATACTTCCACTAGCCACACCCACCACAATGTACATGACCGGCACAATCCGCTCATGGATCCACTATGTGCAGCTACGAACCAAAATGGATACACAGCAGGAACACAGAGACATTGCGGTGGCTATCAACAACATCCTCTGGGACAACATACCCACCACCATGCAAGCAATGGAGGAGCACTGGGTATGAGAATCCCTGAAGAACAACGAGCAGAGAAAATGCTGAAGTTTGCCAGAGACTTCCGATGGGCTCTGGACAATGGGCAAAGTACAGCTGCTGTGTGCAAAGAATATGGTGCCACACGCCGCTATTTCCATGGGCACCTTCCACACTACAGGGAGGCTTGGGACACTATCTTTGCTGATGGGAAGTACAGCCCAGATGTGTTCGAGACACAGCAATCCTATGGGAATGCAAAGACCTACACCACACCCGAGCGCATTGAGATAGCCAAGCAGGTACGACAACACATGCTTGGTGGACTCACAATGTATCAGGCATGTAGAAGGCTGAATATCGGCGCCACCATTGTTGTGAACTGGATGTGTGTAGACTCTGGCATCGAGCACATTATTGAGGTGGACGGCACCTATGTACCAAACCCAATCGGCAAGGTTGACCCTCGTACACTAGAAGGGAACCCATGGAGCTGGGCAGTGTCTAAACTCAAAGAGAGAAAAGTTGTTCAGCGCATTGGTCAAACCATCCGCAAGTACAGGTTTGATGGGCGACATGTAATCGAAATGAGACGCAACTTGACCACCAAACTCTGGGACATCGAGGAAGTGGCGAACCTCACAAAGTATGACCTGAAAGCAAAAGACTGGATAGAAGCAACATGAGCGAAATAAAGACACGGGGCAGGAACTCCAAGTACACACCAGAGAGGGTCAAAACCATCACCGACGCTCTCGCTGATGGACAAACCAGAAGATGTGCTTTTGGACTCGCTGGCATATCGCATCAATGTTTCCATCATTGGCTTGAGACACACGCTGATTTTTCTGAAGCCGTAGAAAAGGCAGAGGCTGAGGCAGAGGCTTTTCATGCTTCCAACGTCAAAAAGGCATCACTCGATGGCACATGGCAATCATCTGCATGGTGGTTAGAAAGGCGCAGGAAGAGCGATTATGCCATCAGGGTGGAGAACACTGGTGATGGTGGAGCACCCATGAAAATTGAAGTGGTGTTTGAAGACATCAACAAGTGAGGGTTGTACTTCCAAAGCCACATGATGGGCAGAAACTCATTCTCTCACAGGCAAAACGCTTCAATGTGATTGCCTGTGGGAGGAGGTTTGGCAAAACAAAGATGGGGGCAATCATCCTCGCATATCCTCTTGTTCAAAGGGAGAGACCGTGCGGCTGGTTTGCCCCCAACTACCGCTTACTAGAAGAAGCCTACAATGAGCACAAAGCCATCTATGCCCCAATCATCAGACGATCTGTAGTAACACCCTTCCCCCGCATCGAGCTTGTGAATGGCGGTGTCATCGACTACTGGACACTAGATGACCCAACCACAGTGGCAAGAGGTAGGAAGTATGACACCATCATTGTGGATGAAGCCGCAATGGCAAGAGGCTTAGAGCAAGCATGGACAGAAGCCCTAAGACCCACCCTCACTGACTTTGCTGGCTCTGCATACTTCCTTTCCACACCCAAGGGCTCCAACTACTTCAGGAAACTGTATGACTATGCCAAGAATGGTGAAGATGCAGATTGGGCATGTTGGCAAATGCCCACCACTACAAACCCACACATCCTAGTATCCGAAGTAGAAGCCGCGCGAAAGGGAATTCCTGGCATTGCCTTTGCGCAAGAGTACCTAGCAGAGTTTGTCGATGCAGCTGGGGCACGGGTGAAAAGAGAATGGCTCAGGTATGGAGATTCACCTGATCTGCCAGTGTTTATGGGTGTTGACCTTGCCATATCTCAAAAGCAAGATGCCGACTACACATCCTGCGCCATCATGAGCCGGGATGATGATGGGATTATCTATGTGCGGGATATAGCACGAATAAGAGCTGACTTTGGCGGGGTACTCAGGTTCATCGAGAGTATGGCGGAGAAGTGGAACCCCAAGATGATTGCCATTGAGACTGTCCAATATCAAGCCGCAGTGGTACAAGAACTCCTCAAGCGCACAAGGCTACCCATTAAAGGAATCAAGCCAGACAAGGACAAAGTAACCAGGTTCGCGCCACTGGAGGCAAGGTATGAGCAGGGACAAGTTTTCCACTGCACAGGGCTCCCATTCTTCTTTGAGGATGAGCTGCTTTCTTTTCCCATTGGCTCACATGATGACTGTGTGGATGCTCTTTCCTATGCATGGGTGGCACTGGGTCTACGTCGAGGATTCTTTGCGGCTGAATGAGTATAATAACCATGTCCGTGCATGGCGGATGGTGGATGCCCTTACCTCTACCACATAAAGGGCATCTATCTTGACTATCCTGAGTTTGAGTCCCTATACTGAGTTGTTCCTAACCCTTCCGCATAGCCCTCAGCCCCAATCAAACGGGCGCTGGGGGTTTTGCTTTGTGGGATACTTGATAAATGGGAATCTTAGACTATTTCAAGGGGCAAGCAAACCCCAAACAGGCACTACCACTTCCAATCAGCCAGAGTAGAGACTTCCGCTTTGGTGGCTCTGCAAATGGCGCCCTTATGTCCATGCTCCGCCGGTCTCTCCCAGGGAGCCACAAGGACTGGTCAAAGATTGCTGGAGACCTTGGACTTAACGGGGTAGTTGCTGTCAGTATGGACTGGTATGTGCGCAACCTTCATCAATGCCAGCCCAAAGTGATGAGAGCCAACGCTGATGGCGGGGCTGATGAAGTACCAGATCACCCAGCACTCAAGGTAATCAATAACCCTGACCCTCGCTACACTTACTCTTCATGGTGGGGGATGGTGCTTCAGGATTACAAGCTGTTTGGGAATGCATACATCTTCATGCTCAAGAATGCCAGCGGAGTGGACTACCTCCAGTTCATGCCTCAAGACATGGTAAGACCCGCAGGGAATGGCACCACCCCTCTAACCAAGTACATTTACACTACTGATGGGCGACAGTTTGATTGCGCCATAGAGGATGTTATTCATTTACGTTATGGCAGAGACCCACTAGACATCAGAATGGGACGCTCGCCACTACAGGCAGTATTGAGGGAGATTGCAGCTGACAATGTCGCATCTTCCACCGCATATGCACTGCTTGCGAATGGTGGAAACCCTTCACTTGTCATTGGTCCTGATGGCAAGGATGCTTCAGTGGATATTGATGCTCAGAGCGCCCGTGTCCTTAAAAGACAACTGAGAGAAGACCTTACAGGCGACAATGCTGGTGGCATCGTGGTTATGAATGGTCCATACAAGATGGATAAGGTGTCATGGTCTCCTTCTGACCTTGCCCTTGACTCTATCCGCCGTGTGCCTGAAGAGCGCATCTGTTCCGCTATGGGTCTAAATCCCATGGTGCTGGGTCTTGGAAGTGGCTTGGAAAGAAGCACCTACAGTAATTTTGAAAGGGCACAGCAGGCGGCTTGGGAAGATGGCATGATTCCACTTCTACGAGCACTGTCTGATGTCCTTACACAAGTGTTGCTTCCAGTGTTCGCTGAAACACAAGAAGGCGACTATGTGGAGTTTGACCTTGCC